TGCCTGAGAAAATAAATTTAATTTATTGGATTATTTTCTGTATAAGTCTTACAGCGTTAATTATAGGCTCCATAGCCTTCTCAAAAATATCGTCAATACGACAACCTTCCACGGTGCCGGCGGACACGGGGGACCCGTCGGGGATATGTAGCGGCCGACAGGAGGCCTTCGCGGCGTCGGGGATGGGGGGCAACCCCGCTCAGTGGAATCAGTGCAAGTGCTTCTCCACCTCGGGAACCAGCAGCATGGGACCGTGGTGTTGGGATAACGAAGGTCCAATCGACTGGAAATCAGTAGGGGGCTTAACCCAAGAAAATTGTCACACACAGCTCCAGCCTTTTGCGGACATGGGGGCGTCGACGGCGTGGTGTGATGGCCCCACTTTTGGAAAGTGGGGCGGCGCGTGCGCCGATTCTGATGGCAATTGCCAAAATGGTCCATGTGCTCATGATGGTGATAGTCCTAATTATGTATGTTGTAATCCAACAGTTGATGTCTATGGTGGTTACACCCAAGGGGATGATTGTCAATCGAATCCCTTCAGCGATGATTGGTGCAAAATGGATGTAGGCCAGCCTTGTAATCACAATTGTCAATGTGTAAATGATTGCACTGGGAATATATGCGTGGGTGCATAAATAAATAATTTTATATATTTTAAAGTTTGAAAGAATATATAAAATATGCAATACGTGTTGGATCAAGATTTCAAGGAATTACTTCTTTCTGATCAAAAAGGACAAGTAATGATGGAATGGGAACAGCCTTATATGGAAGCATGTATAGATTTATTAAAGCCTCGTGGAGATGTATTGGAAGTAGGTTTTGGATGTGGTTATTCTGCAAATCATATTCAAACTTACAATCCCAAATCTCATACAATAGTAGAATGTGATCCTATAGTATTGCAAAAGTTAGATCTATGGGCTAAAGATAAGTCAAATGTAAAAATAGTAAAGGGGCGATGGCAAGAGGTAATCCAACAATTAGGGATATTTGATGAGATTTTTCTGGATGATTTTCCTTTAGAAATTAATAAGGATTCGAGTCAATCAGAGATATTATTAAGTCGAAGGAGGTTTCGATTATTTATAGATATATGTATACAAAACCATACTAAAATCGGATCAAAAATTTCAGGATATTTAAATAGTAATGATAAGATACAATTATCAAGTGATTCAGAGCCGTTTGTGAAAATAGAAAGCAAATCAATTGATATTGACATTCCTATGAATTGCAAATATCAAAACGTGTCAGAACAAGTTTGCAAAATTCCTTTAATAACTAAGATTAAGAAATTTGATTTTTATGAGGCATCAAGGTGTGCACTAATTCAACTTAAAAATTTAAAGGGTATTTCATAAGTTGTAAATATAGCGCAACGCCCATTGCGAATTTGAAAGATTAATCTTTCAAATTCATTTTATTGCCCACTTGTTTTCTAGAAAGAGTTGAATCGTGGGAATTCTATCAAGGCGTGGAAATAACAGTGACTGGTTCTCTAGTTAAAGTAATACCAGATTCTTCGACAGTGCCATAAGATATATTATCTTTATTGAAAATATTTGGCTTCTTAAAGGGTCGCATGAAATATAATATCATTGAACCATAGATTATAGTACATGTTATTTGCATAATAAAATTTATGCGGCCATACTCCCAAAAATCTAATTTTCTCACAGGGTTTCTGGAAATTATCGCGCTTTTTACAAATAATTCATTCGAACCCCATATTGCTAAAGCCGAATTAAATATAATTAAAAATAGTATAAGATATTTATATAATTTGGCTTGTATATCATAATACCAACTGAAACTGCTTAAATTTAATAAAGATCCGATAAAAGACACTAATATATATTCTCTCAACTTTGAATCCGGATAATTTATATTGAAAGTAGTTTCGGCGGAATATTCAATTATAAATGCAATACCTATGATTTGGTATGTACTATAAGCAAAAAAAGCCGCGATTATGAGTAAAACTTTAAGGATTATTATTAATGACATTTTTAATTAATTTTAATTAAAAATAAACAAATTCAATTTAAATAATATTATCTTCAAAAGAAGAGTAAGAAGTTTGCGATTCATAATCATTTTTTAATCTTGCTTCTATACATGCATTATCATAATAACATGAAAATAACGTATTATATACTGATATAATACCAAAAACACCCGATATTAAACTTTGAAGAATACAATTCGCAAGTCCATAATTCCATAAATTAGGAGATACTATTTCGCAATTTGGTTCATTTGAAAGTTCTATAGATCCCCATATTGCTAAACACATATTCATAAGAAATAAGAAATAACTTACAATAGTCTTGTTAACAATATAATAATTTAAAATTTGAAATACTATAAAGTGTGTAAAATAACAAATAAAAGAGACTAAATTATAATCCCAAATATAAGGACAGAATTCATTATTAAATTTAATAAGATATACTAAACCTATTGTAGGATATATTATCATAAATAAAACTATTCCAACACTTGCTAAAACATAAAATATCATTTTTAAGTACATTTCAAATTATTAATAAATTATTAATTGAAATTCAATTAATAATTTATAAAGAGTAGATATGGCTGATAAATACCAATCATCAATAATGCGTGAGAATAAATTAAAGTATAAAATAGATCAATTACAGATTGAATTAAATCTAGAAAAGAACAACCGAAAAAAATTGCGCAAAGAGATTCAGAAAAAAATCGATATTATATTACGGTTAAATAATATTATTAGAGAATGCAAAAATAACAATACTAATTTACCTGTAGCAATACCGATAAATTAATATAATATTTTATAAAATAAAATGAGTGCTAATGAATATTATTGTAAAATATTATCGGAAAAAGCGAAAGAAGTAACCACATTAAATAATGAGAATCAAATGTTAAAGGCTAAATTAAAAAATTATAGTGCTGAACTTATTATAAAGTTTAATTATAAGGTAGAACAGGATAAAATAAATTATCAAAAAAATTTAGAATTGCAACAAATAAATTATGATCAAAATTTTTCAAATTTACAACAACAATATTTAGAATTTATTAAAGAACTAACTAATACTAGAAAAGAATTAGTTAATTCTTTTGAAATAAATAAAAAACTTGTTCAAAAAAATATTATGGACGAAATTCTAATAGAAAAATTAAGAATTGTAATTAATAGCCAAAAAATGGAGAATATACCTCTGGCAACAGAAGTTGATATTGAAATGGCGAAGATCAGACCCCCGGAACCTTTAGAACTACCACCTTCAAATTGAAATTGTTTATTTTATTATTTTATTTTAAAATGAATGATAAATACGATCCTAACCATTTTTGCCCTAGTTGGTGTAAATGTTGTGAAGATAATTTAGCATTAAAAGGTAACAATAATAATATTGCAAAGATAATCAGTATCTTCTTTTGTCGGACTAAAGGGGGTGCAAATCCCATAATCGTAACATTCGCACATGACACGAGCTCTTTCGGATATTTCAAGCGCAGAGCAGTACGAGAAATGACCGCCTTTTTTGCCCGAACCTTCCTAAAACGCACTTCACCTGGGCTACACCAAAGCGTAGAACATGAGAACTACATGTGCCACTGTTACAACAGACCTGATGGCCTTGGTGCATGCTTCGTAACGGAAAAGGAGTACCCCCCGCGGGTAGCATTCGTACTCCTAATCAGGCTACTGAAAGAATTCAATCAAAAACACGCCGAGCAATGGAATGCAGCAACAAGGGACATTTTCATTCCTTTTCCATCTTTGGACACTGCGTTGGTGAAGTTTCAGGACCCTGCGGAGGCCGATAAAATAATGAAAATCCAGAAGGATTTGGATGAAACTGTGAATATCATGCACAAAACCATTGGTCGTGTGTTGGAGAGGGGAGTTAAACTTGACATTTTGGTGGAGAAGTCTGATGCGCTTAGTTCGCAGTCGAAGTTATTTTACAAGGCCGCGAAAAAACATAATAGATGTTGTACTATTTGCTAGTATAGATTTTAAATTGAATTATATATTTATAATTATATAATTTTCAGAATGAGTAAAACAAAAAAACTAGGAATTTTTGGAAGTGTTTGCTTTAGTGGATATAAATTGGATATTATGAAAAGTGGGTTACAAAAATATTGTCGAAGGCGGGAATTGGATAAAATGATTAGATGTTTGGTCGAAATTGATAGTTTTAGTAAACATGGTAATGCAAGTAAAGGTATTAGAACCAATTTAATTAATCGACTTAAAGTTATATGTGTTGAGGAGTTATGTTTTTGTGACATAGGTAAATTTTTAAGGATTATTCGCAATATTAAATCTTGGGAAGAAGGTGGTAGAAAAGATCGGAAATTATTAGTTGAAATATGTTATGTTTTGTGTGGGAGTGAATTGCTAAGATTGTGTAGTGATATTAAAAGTTATTTTTGGAATAATTCTCTAGAATATAAATTTAAGAATTCTCCAAATTTAAGTCTAAAATATAAGAAGGCTACGGACGATTCAAAAGTGATAAGATATTTGGAAGAGTTTATTGTTAATTTGAACAATAATAATGATGATTTATTTTATTGGGCGTTTAGAATTATGAGTAAAGCAAATAAAGGGATTAAAGGGGCTATAAGATGGCGGAGAAAGGATTGTGATTATATAATTTGGGAGGTTTTATTTGATAAGTGCGGAAATGATGTAAAATTAAAGGAATGTTTGGAATTCGATTTGAAGGAATATTTTCGGAAGAATCGATTTCTTAAAGGTGATAGAATTAATTATATAATTCATGCGATATTGTTAATTAAAAATCGCAAGGAATTAAATTGGGATGACGGTCAAAAATACGAGTTTGATATTGATAAGTTATACGAATTGAATGAAAAGTTTGAGGTTGATGATTATGTAATAGATAAACATTGTAGTAAAGGACGAAAGTTGGGTAAAGGTTTAATAGAATTTATGAAAGAAGGTAGTTTAGTTGTTAACGAGAATAAGAAATGGTTTGTGGAAAAATATCGAAAAAAATATATTCAGGTTAAGATAAATAAAACGACGACTTTAGAGGATAAGTTAGAAGTAATAGATTTCAATAAATTTAAAAATCTTAAGAAATGTCTAATTAAAACTTGTGGAAATAAAGCAATGTGTTGGTATGCCAAATATGACAGGCTTGATATAGTTTTAAAAGAAGGTAGAGCAAGTATAAATTATAATCGAGATTATATGGTATTGGATGAGTTGAAAGAATTATTTGGATTGAAAAGGATTGGAATGAGAAGAGTAAAAATAAATAAAGTAAGTCAGAAAAACGGGGATGATTATGAATGGGTGAGCAGGGAAGGTGTAGTCTATTGTTTAATGGATCGGATTAATGGGGTAGAATTAATTAAGAAGAAGGGAAAGATTAAGAAGGTATTGAGAGAATTAGTAAAGATTGGGATATTTCGGGGGATATTTAGAGTTAGTGATTATAATTTGAAGAATGTGTTTATAGATAATGAAGATAATTTATATAGTATAGATGAAAATAATATTGGAGGGCGGAAGAAGATTTTTAATAAGAATTTTAGATTTAAGAAATATATTACTAAGGAATTAATAGAAGATATAATTAAAGATTTGGGGGAAAATAAACCGGATAAGAAAAGTGCGATAATTAATAAGATGTTAGAGTATGGATTTAAAAGGGATTTGATTGGGGCAGTTTTAGTAAATTATAATAATTTACGAAAGAATGTTTATGAGGAGTTGGAAATGTAGATAAAATTTTAAATTTTAAATAATTTAAAATTGTTACTCTTTGCAGATAGTGATTATAACTTTGAAGATATTTTCAATCTGTTCTTGTTTTAATTTTTTACTTTTCGATTTGAGACGATTAAAGATTTTTTCTTCTCTTTCTAGGTCTGTCAAAGACTGGTTATTTTTTGCTTTAATTTTAGAAATTATTTTAGAATATATCTTTCTACGTTCCAAAAGGTCTAGAATATCATCATCAATCTTGTCAATTTTTTCACGATATATTTGCATACTCATTTTTAATATTAATTTTTAATTTTTAAACCTTTTCAACTAATTCTATCATTTTATCATTTTGAGGAGGACAACACGCATTTTTTAACCCATAACAAACGATTCTATAAATAATACAACTACCTGTACCTATAGCCAGTGGCATTACCGCTTCAATCCATGTAAGCTTATTATCTATAAATTCTATTTTATAATATTTGGCCAAAATAAGACCACTTCCTGTTAAACTAGTAATAGTACAGATAACCGTGATTATCGCGTCACTTAAATTTTTAACATATGAAGTAAAACACTTACATAAAAAACAAAACATTTTTATTATTGTAAATAATAAAAATATAAGAAAATGTCTTGGACTATTGGAGTAACAAATTATACATATGTTGAAAATTATGTCAAAGATAAAATAAGAGTGTTTCATTTTGAAGCGGGAAATATAATCCCGTTAGAATACGGAACAAAAGTTCCGAGACCAAATATATTAATGATTGCGGCTACCCATGGAGATGAACCCGCCGGATATCACGCCCTTAAAAAAATTAAAGAAGATATATTAAATAACAATTTGGTTATAAAACGAGGCAGTATAACCTTAATTCCAAAAGTTAATGAATACGGATTAAAAAATAATGAAAGAGAGACCAATACTTTCAAATTAAATTCGAAAGGAGGAGGAGGGGATATTAATAGATCATATTCTAAAAAGTCAAACGAAAAACCCAAATCATATCAGGCTAAATTAATACAAAAATATATGAAAAATTCTGATTTGGTTCTTGACTTTCATGAAGGATATGATTTTCATAAAATTGATAGTTCGAGTATTGGATCGACCCTTCATTCTACTAATTTTAATGGTGAAAACACACACGCTCAAAACGCTATTCAAAGATTAAATCAAAATATTTCAGATCCTATGAAAAAATGGACATTATTAAAAGATAAGGCTGATATTCCCGCCTCCTGCAGATATTACGCAAAAATTGCTAAAACACCCCACATTTTAATAGAAACTACTGGAAAGTTAAATAAACAACCTTTACATATTCGCGTCAATCAAAATTCAACAATCATAGACTCCATATTAGGTGATATGGGGATTATTTAAAGCAGAGTATCTTCTAATGGCATTATCTCCACTGCAATCTCTTCTTTCAAAGGTTCATCTTTAAACAAATATTGACCTAAACTGGTCGCAAAGACTGGTGGTATTAATATCTTATTAATTAC